AGGAGTTTATACGATCTGATAATGGACAACTATATGTTGGATCGTATTGGAAAACATCTAACGGTGAAGTATTTAGTGGTAAAACCCCAAACGATAGACCTTATGTTGAACTATTACCCATACCAGAACCAGTAGAACAAACCCCCCTAAATACAACGACTGAGTGGAAGGTTGATTATCCATCAAATATAGTAAAATCAAAACCAGGTCAAGTTCCTAAAAACCATATATTCCAACCTCTACCTGAAGAGTTATATTTAGGACAAGCATCTCGCTACTTTACTAAAAAGTCAAACCAAAAAGTATATTTTGAAATATCTAAGGATACTTTTAGAAAACTATCAACTAAATCAATCGATATATTATTCCAACTATATACCCCTATCACTATGATTTGGAGATTAGAAGGAAACGATGATGAGGTATTTGAAGCAAATCTTAATACAGCTAAAGATATCCAAAATAGACAGCAACTACCAGGCTTTGTAAACTCATTCAAAGGTATGTTTGTTTATCCAAAAAAGTGACGTATATTGAGATAAACAAAAAGGTTATAAATGTACTGGTTAATAGAGGACTTAGAGCAGCTTAAAACGTTTTATAACAGCGGTTATAAAAAGGCGTATATTGAAATCATATCAAATAACGATCAGATACACCCAGCAATAAATGATTTATGTGCTGTTTATATTAGACCATTAGAGGCATCAAAAGGTTTTATGTTATGTACTTCACATAGCGAGGCTATAAACGTTGAAAAAGATTGGGTTTATAAAATCCTACAAAAGTTTGATGTTTTATATTGTAAAAACAAAAAACAACTCCTACACTATTTTATTTTACAAAACCTAGAAGATATCTTATTACCTCCTAGTAATATTGACTTACCAAATATACCAACTTACGATATAATGTATCGTAAATACCATAAACTAAATAACGTAAATACACTTGTGCCTCTAGTTAAACACTATGAGTGGTGTGAGTCTATATATAATGAAGTTAAACCACTAATACACCAAGAAAAAACACCATATTATGAGTTCTATAACACTAAAGCAAGTGTGGTATTCAACGCCATCGAACGGAATGGGATCGGTATCAATCCCCAATTATTCAGTGAACACTTTTACCCTACCAAAGCAGATACAGTTCACACACAATTCAACCTCAACACTACCACTACAAGACCATCTAACAAGTTTAAAGGAGTAAATTATGCAGCACTTAATAAGAAAAATGGTGAAAGACGATGTTTTATACCTAAAAACGATGAATTCATTGAACTTGATGTTATTGCCTATCATCCTTCTATTGCAGCTAGTCTTATTGATTATACTTTTCCCACCTCTGATATTCATACACACTTTGCTGAAATGTATAGGGTGGATAGGAATAAAGCTAAGGAATTAACGTTTAAACAACTCTATGGAGGTATATTTAAAGAATATAAGGATTTACCCTTCTTTAGAGATTTACAAACGTTTATGGATAAACTATGGTACCAGTTTCAAAATGAGGGTTATATTGAATGCCCTATATCCCAATATAGATTTTATAAGGATAATTTAGAGAATATGAATAGTAATAAACTATTTAATTACTTGTTACAACACCTAGAAACGAGTCAGAATATCTTGGCTATATGGGATATTTTTCGTATATTAAAGGGTAAGAAAAGTAAGATAGTTTTATACACATATGATTCAATATTAATTGACTACAACAAGGAAGAGGATATAATAGACGATATTCAACAAATATTTACAAACCATGGTTTAAATACCAGCAAAACAAAAGGTTATGACTACGATTTTGACTAACAGTACCTATATGTATAACGAATCAACCAATACAGGTTTTGATTATAATACAATAGAGGACATTACGATGGGTTATAATAATAAACTACTAGTTAGTTTTACCACACGAGAAGATATAGACGATTTAATATCTGGAATCACTTCAACATACAACATACTATACAATAAAATATTTGCACTAGAGATAGTTGGTACAGATGATTTAGTTATTAGTTATAATATCGATCATGGTAACGTGACATCGATTCCAGAAAACACTATTCTAGTACATAGAAAAAAGGATAGTAATACACTATATACAATAAACGCTCTAAACGAGTTGATTAAAAAGTTAAATGGTGGTGTGGTGGATACCAAGTTCCCGATTGATTGGAATCACTATAGAAACTGTATATTACTTACCCAACATAATGAGTTAAAACAGTTAAATACTAAGATTCATCGAATCATCGAAATAAAATAAATACAAAAAAACATACAAATAATTTGGCTCCCGTAGGGAGCCATCGTATATTATAACATACATAAACATTAAATAATAGTTATATGAATTTAGATTTATTAAAAAGTAAATTAGATACGATTCAAAATCGTAGCACAGGTGAGAAGAAAGACTACACAACTATCTTTTGGAAACCAACAGTAGGAAAACAAACAATCCGTTTAGTACCTTCAAAGTACACTCCAGAAAACCCATTTTCAGAACTTAAGTTTTATTATGGTATTACTAATAAGGTAATGATTTCACCCCTAAATACAGGTGGTAAGGATCCAATTGCTGAGTTTGTACAAAAATTGTATGATTCAAACGACAAATCCAACTTCGATTTAGCACGTAAGTTAAGAGCTAAAAATCGTATTTTCGCACCTGTAGTAGTAAGAGGTGAAGAAGATAAAGGTGTTCGTCTATGGGGATTTGGCCAACAGATTTATACTGAGTTATTAGCTATGGCTGCTGATGAAGAGATTGGTGATTTTACAGATGTAACAGGTGGGTTAGATTTTACTGCTGAAACAGTAGGACCAGAATCTACAGGTACTCAATACAATAAAACATCAATCAGAGCTAAACGTCAAAACTCACCCTTAAGTGAAGATGCTACTCAAGTTGAAACTTGGTTAAACACACAACCAAATCCACTAGAGCAGTTTAAAAACTATACTTTTGATGAGATGAAAGATGCATTACGTCGTTATTTAGAACCTGAAAGTGATAATCAAAGTGAAGGTTCTATTTCATCTGAAGCACCAACTCCGTTTGAGATGACATCAGATACTAAAACTGAAAATAGAGGTGACTTACCTTGGGAGAAGGGTAATAATTACGCGGCAGACACATCAAAAGCTAAAATAGCAAAAACAGATAAATTTGATTCATTATTCGAAGACTAATAAATGGCAAAGAAAAAATCACTAACAGAAGCAGCATCTGCTGAACTGAAATCAAACTTTAACTTAAACGCTTTTAAAACTAAGAAAGGATTATCATCTAACTCTAAGTTTAAAGAACAACAGTGGTTACCACTATCTCAAGCGTTTCAAGATGTAACATCAATTCCAGGTATTCCTATGGGTCATATTGTGTTACTAAGAGGACATTCAGATACAGGCAAGACAACAGCACTTATTGAAGCAGCAGTTGAAGCACAAAAACGAAAAATACTCCCAGTATTTATTATTACTGAGATGAAATGGAATTGGGAACACGCACGTATGATGGGTCTCCAAGTTCAAGAAATTAAAGACGACAATGGTGAGGTAGTAGATTATGAAGGAAACTTCTTATACGCTGACCGAGAAACAATCCATAGTATTGAAGGTGTAGCAGGTTTTATTTTAGATTTAATAGACGAACAAAAGAAAGGTAACTTACCTTATGATTTATTATTCCTATGGGATAGTATTGGATCAGTACCTTGTGAAATGTCTCTAAAATCAAATAAAAATAACAACGAATGGAACGCGGGTGCTATGTCAACTCAGTTTGGTAATGGTGTTAATCAACGTATTACCTTATCTCGTAAAGAATCATCTGCTTACACTAATACATTAGTTTGTATTAATAAAGTATGGACATCAAAACCAGCATCTCCTATGGGTCAACCCAAGATGGAAAATAAAGGTGGTATGTCTATGTGGTATGATTCAACGTTAGTTATTACTTTTGGTAATATCACAAATGCTGGTACTTCTAAGATTAAAGCCATTAAAGATGGTAAACAAGTTGAGTTCGCTAAACGTGTAAATCTTCAAATAGATAAAAACCACATCAATGGTGTAACCACCAGAGGTCGTATTGTTATGACTCCTCATGGTTTTATTGATGATGATGAGAAAGCACTAAAAACTTACAAAACCGACTATGCTAAAAGTTGGGCTGCCCAACTAGGCGGTGAAGAGTTTGATATAGTTGAAGAAAACGAGTCATCATCACCTATGGCTATGTTTGAGCAAGAACCACAATAAACAAAAACTATGAATAAAGATCTACAAGCCCTCTTGGACAACGTTCAAGAGGATGGGATCGTACTAGATTCCACTCCAAACGATAGAGTATTAATGATAGATGGTTTAAATCTATTCTTTAGAAACTTTGCAATGATTAATGCTGTAAACCCACAAGGTATACACGTTGGTGGTTTAGGAGGGTTTTTAAGATCTTTAGGAGCTTTAATAAGACAAATACAACCGACCTCTGTTTATGTAATATTCGATGGGGTAGGTTCATCCACAAATAGGAAGAATCTACTCCCCGAATATAAATCGGGTAGGAATATACAACGAATAACAAACTGGGAAGTATTTGAATCAGTAGGTGATGAACATGATGCTAAAGTCGATCAGATAGTTAGATTAATCCAATATTTAAAACATCTACCAATCAAAGTAATATCGATGGCTAAAGTTGAAGCCGATGATGTTATTGCTCACTTAGCACAAGTTATAGATCAAGAATACAACGGACGTAGTATTATTGTATCGTCAGATAAGGATTTCTTACAACTAGTAAACGATAATATAATCGTATACAGACCTATTGAGAAAAACTTCTATACAGATGCTATGATAGTTGAAAAGTTTGGTATGAAAGCTGAAAACTTTATCCTATATAAGGTATTAATGGGGGATGCCTCTGATAAAATACCAGGAGTTAAAGGATTAGGTCCTAAAAAACTATTTAAATTATTTCCTGAATTACAAACCCAACACCTTACGTTAGACGATATTTTTGATATAGCAGGTAAAAAGTTAAAAGAAAATGTTATATATTCAAGAATAGTAATGACTGAAGATGATTTACGTAAAAACTATACTATTATGGATCTAGCAAAACCTATGCTAGATGTAGATGATAAAATATTACTAGACGAATCTATTAAAGCAGGAGTGCCAGATTTAGCTTCTAAACCCTTTATGGATTTATATAACGAAGATTCACTAGGGGGTATGATTAGAAATACAGATTTCTGGTTAAAAGATAACTTTGGTCCTCTCCAACAAAGTGTAGGATAAGCCAAATATGATTCGTATATTACGACGTATTAAATAATAAAATAAAAGTTACATGACACTAAATAGCGTTAGCGATTACGGGAAAGGATTCCAAATAAAAGTGTTATCATCTTTATTAACTCATAAAGAACTACTTACCAACATACACGATATTATCTCAGATGAATATTTCGAATCAGCTTCACATAAATGGATTGTAAGTGAAATACTTAAATATTATGATAAGTATCACACTACACCGAGTCTAGATATTCTAAAAGTAGAGTTACAGAAAATCGATAACGATGTCTTACAAGTGTCTATTAAAGACCAACTTAAACAAGCATATGTTGCATCAGATGAAGATTTAGCTTATATTCAAGAAGAGTTTACTGATTTTTGTAAAAACCAACAACTGAAAAAAGCACTTATGTCATCTGTTGATTTATTAAAAGCAGGTGATTTTGATGGTATTAGATTTATGGTTGATAACGCTTTAAAAGCAGGTCAAGATAAAAATATAGGCCACGATTACTTAAAAGATATTGAATCTCGTTATCGTAAAGAATCACGTGATGTTATTCCTACACCTTGGGATGGGGTTAATAACCTATTACAGGGTGGATTAGGTAATGGAGATTTTGGTTTAGTATTTGGTAACCCAGGTGGTGGTAAATCATGGGCGTTGGTTGCTTTAGGAGGACACGCCGCAAAGTTAGGATATAATGTTGTTCACTATACTTTAGAGTTAGGTGAAGAATATGTTGCTAGAAGGTATGATGCTTTTTTTACAAAAATACCCGTAGATAAAATCTTACATCATAGAGAAACAGTTGAATCTATCATTACTGATCTACCAGGAAGTGTTATAATTAAAGAATTTCCTACAGGTAGAGCGTCAGTATCCACTATAGAATCCCACCTACAAAAGGTAGGAGATATAGGAAATAAACCAGATTTAATCATAATAGATTATGTTGACCTTCTTGCATCAACTCGTAAAAACTCTGAGCGGAAACAAGAGATTGATGATATTTATACTAGTACAAAAGGATTAGCTAGGCAACTAAATCTACCCATTTGGTCAGTATCTCAAGTTAATAGAACTGGTGCTCAAGATAAGATTATCGAAGGAGATAAAGCAGCAGGTTCATACGATAAGATGATGATTACTGATTTTGCGATGTCATTATCTCGCAAAAAAGAAGATAAAGAAAGAGGAACAGGACGTTTCCATATTATGAAAAATAGATATGGAACGGATGGTTTAACCTTTAATGTTAACGCTGACACTGCAACTGGTCACTTTGTTTTATCTGCTTATAACGAAGATGATGAGGATGATGATACACCTAAGTTTAACCCAGCGGCTAAACCAGCAGGTCCTGTTGACAATTGGGATAAAAAAGCATTAAAGAGTACAACGGCTTACGAGGCGTTTTTTAAAACTGAAAATAAGTAGTATGAAGGTATTTGTAAGTTGTGTTTCTAAAAAACATGGAGATATTGTAGCCAATATTTCTAAGGTTGACACACATAATATAGATTCTACCTTTAGTGAGTGGGAATCTTTAACACAAGGTGGTATACCTAGTAGAGATGTTTATAAAGGTGCTCAATGGGAACTTATAAAAGAGTTAGATAGTAAAACCCCAACATATGTGGTTTCAGCAGGATATGGGATTATTACTCTAGATACCCCAATAGTGCCTTATTCTATTACGTTTTCAGATGCGTATGTAGAGAATAAACACTTATTGATACCTAAGTTTGATTTAACTCAAAAGGAAGCAAACGAATATTGGTTTAATAAGTTTGGTGATTTTACTGA